GTAATGGTAAAAATTCTAAAAAAAATCTAAAAAAGTTTATATTTTTTGAAAAAAGACTTGCAAAAATCAAAAGGTTATGATATAATAAATATATAAGGAGGTGAGAAGATGAGTAAGAAAATAAAAAAACAAAAGAAAGGAGGGAATAAAAAAGAGTTAATTGAACTAATCACGGCAATAATAGAGTTAATCATAGCAGTCCTAACGCTGATAATTCTATTAGTAGATTATTTCAACTAACTCAAATATCAAGGAACTGGAGTAATCCAGTTTCTTGATTAAATTATAACAGATTTTACTCAAATATACAATGACTAATACAATTTTAATACTAGTTATAGTAATTTTAAATTTTACAAGAAAAAATTATAACGATAGTAACTATATAAAAATATTTAGTATTTTACTATGTCTTATTGTGATTATAAGATGTATTAAGAAACTTACTAAAATTTTTAGAAAGAGAGGTTAAAAATGGCATCAGGTGGTGTAAGACAGGGAGCAGGAAGAAAAAAGCTAGATGAAGATAAAAAGAAAATCAATAAAACATTTAGAATTGATCCCCAGCTTTTTAAAGAAATAGAAACTAAATTCCCCAATGAAAAATTGACAAATGTAATAGAAAAAGCATTAATTGAATATTTAAAGAAAGATTAAAAACTATTAAAAGGCACATCAAAAAATGATGTGCTTTTTTTATTTATTGCAATTTTTAAAAACATTGTAAATATTACAACACTTATAAAAGAAAAAAGTTATAACAATATAGAAACAAAAAAGAATGGAGGTGTCTTATGGATTTTGAGTTGATAAAAGCTAAAAAGCTATATGCACAAGGGAAAACAGCAAAAGAAATAGCTAGTGCTCTAAAAAAATCATTAGGCACTATCTATCGTTGGATTAAAGATAACAAGGAAGAATTTGAAGAGGCTAGGAAATTAGCAGGAATGACTTTAGATGATGTGGTTGATTTACTAGATGAAACACATAAAAAAATACTAATAGAAATCTCTAAAAATCCTCAAGAATTCAAAGATCCAAAAACTGCGGATGCTTTGGTTAAAGTTGCAAGTGTTGTAGAGAAAGTAACAGCAAGAAGTGAAAAGAAAAAAGAACAAGCTAAAAAAGAAGTTGAAGAAGAAAGAGGGGTGTTGATAGTTGATAATCTCTAAGAAAAAAAGGGAAATTAAACAAGTATCAGAAGTATTAACACCAAAATTTCATGAAGTTTATAAAGCTTGGAAAAGTAATAAGTACACAAAAATAGTTTGTAAAGGCGGAAGAGGATCTGCTAAATCAAGTAATATAGCTTTAATGTTGACACTTGATTTAATTAGAAATCCTCTAAATATAGTTTGTATTAGAAAAGTTGGTGAAACTTTAAAGAAGTCTGTTTATGAGCAAATAAAATGGGCAATTAAGCAATTAGGAGTTGAAGACTATTTTGAATATAAGTTAAGTCCTTTAGAAATCAGATACACAGAGAGAGGAAATAAATTTATATTTATGGGAGTTGATGATCCACAAAAAAGTAAATCAATAGTTGATTCAAGTTTTCCAATTACAGAATATTGGTTTGAGGAATTAGCCGAATTTAAAAATGAAGATGAAGTAGAAATGGTACTTGATTCAATATATAGAGGAAAGTTAAAAGATAATTTAAGGTATAAAGGTTTTTTCTCATATAACCCACCCAAAATGAAGCATAATTGGGTAAATAAGAAATACGAATATACTTTTAAAGAAGATGATGAAATATTTGTACATCACTCAACTTATCTAGACAATCCATTTATTTCAGATGATTTCGTAAAAAGAGCTGAAGCAGTAAAGTTAAATAACCCTATGAAATACAAGCATACATACTTAGGAGAACCTATTGGAAATGGAATAGTTCCTTTTGATAATTTAGAAATTAGAACTATTAGCAATGAAGAAATAAAAGGACTTGATAGATTTAGAAATGGAGTTGACTGGGGGTATGGAGTTGATCCAATGGCATTTGTTCGTTGGGGATATGATAAGAAAAAGAGGATAATCTATGCTATTGATGAGTTTTTTGGAGTAGGAATTAAAAATAGAGAGTTAGCTGCTTTTATCATATCAAAGAATTATGATGAATTAGTTATATGTGATAGTGCTGAACCAAAAAGTATAGATGAACTTAGAGAATATGATATCAGTGCTACAGGAGCTAAAAAAGGAGCTGGGAGTGTTGAGTATGGAGAAAAATGGCTTGCTGATTTAGAGGCAATAGTAATTGATTCAAAAAGAACACCCAATATTTCTCGGGAGTTTGAAATGATAGATTATGCAACTGATAGAGATGGAAATGCTTTACCTCGTTTGGAAGATAAAAATAATCATAGTATAGATGCAACAAGATACGCATTTTCTAATGATATGAAAAAAGGGAAGTGGGTATATGAGTATTAAAGAAATTTTTAAAAATTGGTTTTTCAAAGATTGTTCAGTAATGACTGGAGATGGGAAGAATTTTGAAGCATCTGAATATATGACAACAATATGGGAACAGCCAGGCTTTATGCTGCCAATTAAGAAAAAGATAAAGGCTTGTCAAAACATAGAAATGGGCATTTATATAGGAAAAGAGGATGGAAAGAAAAAAGTTGATAATCATATTTTAAATAAGATTTTTAGAATGATTAATCCAAATACATCATTCCAGGACTTTATAGATTATTTAATAGTTTGGTTAGAAGGTTCAAATAATGGAGTTTTATTAGAACTTATAAAAGGGCTACCCTCACTTGCTCCTGACTTATATATACATTCACCAAACAATTTTACAGTGTATTTTGAAGGTAGAAGGATAAAAGAAATAAGAATTCATAACCCAGCCAAAACAATAACTGGGGATGAATTAAAAAACTATATGTGGCTTACTTCTCCAAACTATGACAACATAATTGATGGAATTAGTGGAAATGGAATAGGACAAGGAAGAAGCAAGCAGAATGCATTAGCAATATTTGGAGCTTATTTATTCAAAGCTTGGAAATGGAACTGGAGTTTAGCTAACAATTTAGGAAAACCAGGTGGGATCCTTCAGACAGAAGGTGCAGTAGATAAGGAAGATAGAGAAGAAATAAGAAGCAAATATTCAGCACATTATGCAGGAGCTGAGAATGCTGGAAGTCCTTTGGTACTTGGTTCAGGGCTTAAATATCAGGATACTTCAAAAGCTCCTATTGATGCTGATTGGAGTACAGCAGAACAGAAAGCACATGAAAGAGCTGCCATTGCTGCTGATGTCCCAGTTGAATTAGTTGGTGGAGGAGATTCAACTTATCAAAATCGGAAACAAGCCAAAAAAGAACTATATAGAGAAGCAGTAATCCCATTTTTCAATAACTTGAAAAATTGGCTTAATTACTTATTAAGTGATTATTTAAAAAATGGAGAGTATATAGACTATGACTTGTCTGGTGCTGATGAGCTAAAAGATGATATAGGGGATATTATTCAAAAATTAGAACCATTAAAAAATAGAGTAACAATAAATGAATATAGAAGAATTATATCATCACTTACTGATTTAAGTTTAGAACAACTAAAAGGTGGAGATGTCTTGCTTATAAATGGTGGAGATATGACACTCGAAGAAATTACAGAACCAACAACAACAGAAGGTGAAAAGGCTGAGGATGTATGAAAAAGGAAGTTCAAAAAATAAAGGTAATTAAGGCACTAGAAAGAAGACTCAGTGCAAGAAATAAGAAAATTATAGAAAAGATATTTATAGAATTAAGAGACAAAATAATTGAAGATAATTCAAAAAAATATGATGTAAAAATGATTATAAATATTGACTATGAATGGCTTTTGAAGAAATTTAAAAAGGGACTTGAAGTAGTTTACTTATATACATTCGAGGAGACTTTTAAAGGCTTTCAAAACATCTACAAGAAAACGATAAAATCTAAAACTATAAAAGGTATTAGAGATTATTTTTTAAAAGATTGGAATATAAAGAATGCTGGAAAACAAGCAACTAAAATGACAGCAACAACAAAAAATATTTTAAATAAGATAATCACAACAGGGCAAGAAGAAGGCTTATCACATAATGAAATGGTTAAAGAACTGGTAAAGAATATTAATGGAATGACAGAACAAAGAGCGAGTACAATAGCAAGAACTGAAACAAGCAAAAGCATTAATACAACAAGTTATGAAACTGCCAAGAATGTGATGAAAGAAAAATGCTGGATACATGTTGGTGGGAAAAAAACATACAGACCACACCATAAAGCTATAAGTAATAAATGGATGGATATAGATTATAAGTGGAAATTAAAAGATGGTGTAGAAGCTGAGTATCCACATCAAGATAGTTTACCAGTTTCTGAGGTTGTTAGATGTAGTTGTTTAATTATTTTTAGATAAAAGGAGTAGGCATGTCAAAGAAAAAAATAAAAAGAAAGGTCAATTTTTCTGATGAAACTTTAAATTTTACTTGTGAAATTGAAAAGTTTAAAGAAGAAGAAACACTAGGAAGATTTACAGGAATCCTTGTAAATATGCAAAATGACAGTCTTGCAAAGGGTATTTATAGATTTAAAAAAGGAAGTATGCAAGGAAATAATGGGAAGACTTTACTCCTTTTATACAATCATTATGGTGAATTATTACCAGTTGGCAAATTAGTAGGAGAAGAAACAGAGAAGGGATTTGAAGTTGTGGGAGAGTTTCATTTATCAAAAGATGATAATGGAAATTATATAAATCCTGAAGCTGTGAAGTTATACTCGCTTATGAAAGAAATGAAGCTACCTTTTGAAATGTCAGTGGGTGGGAACATTGTAGATTATAAAGAATATAGTGAAAATGGTAAGTATTACATAGATATAAATAAGTTTGAAGCTCATGAGGGAAGTTTAACACCCAAGGGAGCAGTAAAAGGAAGTAAAGTAACAAGAGTATTTAATAGAGAAAATGGAGGAATAGAACAAATGGATAAGGAACAATTAAAATTATTAATGGCTGAATTATTAGCAAACTTTAAAACTGAGTTATTGGAAGCTGGAACACCAGAAGAAATCAAAAATTTACCTACTAAATTCAATGAAATTAATTCAAAGTTTGAAGAAATTAAAACTGAATTAAATGGAGAATTTAAAGCTGAAATTGAAAAGCAAATGACTGAGTTTAATGAAGTTATTAAAGGATTAAAAGCAGACTTTAAAGCTACTCCAGCAGAAGTTACAGTTGCTGAACAATTTAGTGCAATGATACAAGAAGTTGAAAAAAATGGAAAAGCAACAGAAACTGTTTTTAATTCAACAACAGAATTAAATTTTTCAGCAGATCCTGCTAATACAACTAATACATCAAAAGCTATTAAAACACAGTATGTAAATACAATACTTGAAAGATTAGTTGAGCAAAATTCAGCACTTGGAGATATAAAGTTTATTCCAATAACAGATGGAAGTTTAACAATTCCAAGAGAAGTTGCAGGTTTACCAGAAACTGGTTGGATAGGAGAGGAAGCAGACAGAGAAGAAACTTCTGTATCTCAAATTGACCATGTAGTTATAGCATTACATTCATTGTATGCAATGCCAAAAGTAACTAACAAATTACTTGCTACCAACTTTGTAGGATATGCTAATTTCTTAATAAAAAGAGTTGAATATGCTTTATCTTTAAGATTAGCAGATGCATTATTTAATGGAACAGGGACAAATATGCCTACTGGAATTTTAAAAGATAACAAAGTAACACAAGAAATTGAAATAGATACAACTGATGACACAACATTTGTTGATTCATTAATAAGTGCTTACTATGCACTAGATGAGGAAGTTGCAAGAAATGCAAAGTGGTACATGACTTCTGAAACTTGGGCAGCTATTGCAAAATTGAAAAATAAACAAAAAGATTTCTATATAACTGACTTAAATAATGGAAATACAAGAACTTTAATGACTAGACCTGTTATTCTAATCACTTCAAAAAATGCAGGATTAAAATCAATAGCTACAGCAACAGCTAACGAAATGATTGGAGTTTTTGCAGATTTAAGTACAGCAGTATTAGGGATTCAAAATAATGCTATGACAATGAGATTAGAGGATAAAGTGACTTCTAAGGGATATACAAAATACTATATGGAAAAAGGCGTAGGTTTAGGGGTTCAATTACCTGAAAACATTTTAAAATTGAAGAAAAAAGCATAATTTAAGAGGGATTATTCCCTCTTAAAGTTCTAGCAAGGAGAAAAAATGAGTATTAAATATGATTTAGAAATTGCTAAAATGCTCACAAACATTGAAGATGAAAAGCTTTTAAATTTTTATATCAATGCAGTAATAAAAAAAATAGAAGTAATACTGGGTTATGAGCTTGTAAAAGGGCAAATAACAAGTTTAGTTAGTGGACTTAATAAAAAGTATGTATTCTTACCTAGAAAGAAAATTGAAAGGGTATTGAACGCTAAAAGTGGCTGTAAAAAGCTCCCTTTTAGTTTTGTAAATAGAAAAGTAATATTTGATGAAATTATAACAACAGATTCTTATGTAGAAATAGAATATATAGCTGGCTATGATGAATTACCTGAAAATCTATTAATGTTCATCTGCTCAACAATAAAGGAAGAACTTTCTAATGCTGAAGGATTAAAGAGCTATGGAATAAGAGGAATAAATTATACTTTTTTAAATAAAATAGAACAATCTGACAACTTTATAAGAGGAGTAAAGGACTTATTTGGAGTTATAGAAATATGACAATTGTAGAAATTTGTCAAGAAATGGAATATTTAAGTAAACATACTGTAGAAATTGGAATATTAGCTATTGATAAAAGCTTAACAGGAGAAGATGGAAAAACAAGTATTCTTGAATATGCAATATATAATGAGTTTGGGACTCCTAGTATACCTGCTCGTCCATTTATGAGAAATGCTTTGGATAGTAATAAAGAATATATAGGCAACTTAATAAAAACGGCTGTTGCTGATGTTGTGAAAGGAATCATAAAAGGGAAACCTGCACTTATGAGAGTAGGAGAAACTATAAGAGGCTTAATAATTCAAAGTATTGCTACCGCTCAAGCTTGGGCAATCCCAAACAATCCAAAAACTTTAAAAATAAAAACTAAAAATGGACAAGCTAATAACACAAAACCACTTATTGACAATAGATTTTTAATAAGATCAATCCGTTATCAAATTGTAAATGAGAATGGGACTATAGAGTATTTGTCGGATTTTAAGGATGTGTAAAATGGATAAAGTTGTTTTATTAAGCAAGCACAAAACAAATATAAAAATTATTTCAAGTGTTGAAGGAAGATGGGAAAAAGGGAAATATATAGCTAATGAAGAGAAAGAAAAAATTATAAAAGGTGTATATATGCCTGTTTCATCTGATACTTTGAAATATTATCCTCAAGGTGAGATCACACTAAAAGATATGGAATTATTTACAAAAGAAAAATTAAAAGAAGGGGATATTGCTATTTTAAAAGATGAAAGATTTAAGATAATTGAAGTAACTGACTTTGATTATCTAGCTGATATAAAAAGCTATATTTTGAAGAGGAGTACAAAAGATGATTAATCTTATAATTGAACTACTCAATAAGATAAGTAACATTCAAATTATACCAGCTTTTACTGCTACAAAGCCTCCTAAAAAGCCCTATACTACTTACCAGGTGCTAAATATAAATAGTGCTGATTTTAGAGGACATACAGAAAGAGAATATATAAAACAAGATGAAAAATATCTTGAAACTACTGAATACAGAATAATAGCAAGACTTCAATTTGATGTATATTCAGAAACTCAAGACGAAACGTTAGAAAATGCAATTGAACTAAGAGAATTAATCCTTTTTAATGCAAGAAGGGAAATCAACAGACTTGATGCTGGAGTTGTAAAAAGTAGTGAAATAAAATCATTAAATGAATTAATTAATTCAAAATATGAGTATCGTTGCACTTTTGATATAGTTTTTGAATATATGAAAGTAACAAAAGAAAGAGAACTTGAATTAATAAAAGAAATAGAATTATTAGTAA